AGCGACAAAACACTCCTACAATAGGAATTTATTTGAGTTTGATGAAGAGGGAGCGTGGATTGTGACCAATCTACCAGCATACTGCCTTGGCGATATACGAGTAGAGGCAGAAATATCCAACAACAGAATAGGCGGCAATTCTACTCTGAAAGTCAAAGATAGTTACATCGATGAAGTGGTAAGTTATGAGTTTATAAGTGGTGGCGATGGCAACATCTTGAATTTCATTCAGGTTCACGCCACGAATAACCAGTTTTTCATCGATGGCACACAGAGAACAGCGCTTGAAAAGATAGACCGCTCGGACTTTGCGATGAGTGGAAAAATGTCTTTTACTAATGTTAAGAATTCTGGAGGACTAAATGTATTACTTAATGAACAAGAAATATTTTCTAAATAAAAACCAATGAGAAACGAAATAATACAGGTAGAAATAGAAAAGGTAAGGAACGAGACTACTTTTGGAGGGAATACCTGCCAAAGGATAGCTTCTATATATACACAGCTGAACGACAGTAAGGTAGAAAACAACGAGGTTACAGAGAAACTGAACGAAAAAGCAGACCTTACAGATTTGAATTTAAAGGCTGATTTAACGGCAGGAAACCTTTCGCCAGAGAATATACAGGCTTGGAACACTAAGTTAAAAACACTTCCTGATGCGCCAAGTGATAATAAGCAGTATGCTCGTAAGAATGGAGCGTGGGAGGAAGTAGTAGCCACAGGAGGCGGTGGCGGTGGTTCTGTTACGCTACCTGACAATATAGCCACGATTGACAAGAATGGCGAAGTAGGTAATGCCTATGCAAAAGCCACGGAAACGATTACCAACACCGATGCTGATTACAAATATGTGATAATAACCAACGATGCTGGGGGAACGAAGAAAATGCAAGCCAATGGTCTTGGCAGTAATGTAGCCAATAGTTCGCTTACTTCGGTAAATGGTGCTGGGCTTACCCTTGGCGCTAATTGGTTCATCGATACGGCAGGCTACTACTACTCTATCAAGGGGCTTTCTGATAAGTCATCTGACAATAGTTTTGATAGGTTTCTTGTCCAAGATGCCGATGGTAAGGTGGAGAATTTTCTGCTTAATAAGTTGTTCAGCAAGGCTTACGATTTGGAAGATAAGATAAACGACAAGACATTCAATGGCTACCTAATGTACAATCCTACAACGAAACAGATAGGATTTTCAGGCGGAGCGAAAGTTTCTACCACATTCAATGTTCCTGCGACTATCAATGTGAATGTAAAGAATGTTTTGTCTAATATCAACGCCACAGCGCCAGCGAACAATCAATATTCCCAAGACATAAAAAACACCATAGAAAAAATAAAACAACTGGAAGATATAGGCTTTACCACTGTCCCTGCATCTGACTTGGTTGTAAGAACGCTGGATAGAAGCAGGTTTCCACAGACGCTGATAACCAAGAATTACCAACTACCTACACCTTTCATTTTGAGCGATGGAACAATCGCAGGAATTAGGTCTAATACATTTCCTGCTGATTTTAGAACGAACGCTTACATGGCATCACGAGAGGGAGAGGGACTTTATTCTATTGGGATAAACAAAGAGTTACCTACGGATAGAAATTGGGTTTTTAAATTCAGGGCTTACAATAGTCCTCAATTATTTCGTGATGACAGGTCAATAGGAGCTATACACTTCTCCGACACTCTTGATGCGTCACCAAGGTCTGACTTATCTAATGACTTGATAATGAAAGATAGATGGGGAAGAGAGTATGTAATAGGAAACAACAGGATATCAACACAGGTGCAGATTAACGAGTTAGATGGATTTGCTGATGTTTACTTGATAAAAGAAGGAAAACTGATAACTCTTTTTGCTATAATAAAAAATACAGGAGTGATGCAGATGACCACTTTCGCAGCGCAAAACACAGATAAATATATCCATTTTGTAACGCTGTTTTCAAGCCTTTCCATTGCGGATTTTGTGATAAAAGATATAAGCTATAACATTCAATAAAACAATATAATATGAACGAAAACTTAATGATACCGAAGCAGGTGCAAGGGATTTTAGATGAAGTAGAAAACACGCCACTTTATCTTGCAGAATTGCCAATGGAAGCGCATCCAAAACTTCCACAATTTAACCGATTTATCCGAGTGATAAACTTGGATGCCAAGAGCGAACACGAGTTTGTAATGTTCGGATATAAGCAGGTTTTAAAGGACAAGGATACAGGCGAGGAAATCAATATCCAACTGCCTACACCTGAATGGGTAGTTTACAAGGACACTTGGAGTTACCTGCGAGGAACGAAGAACGAGCTTATCAATGTTCCCGTGAAAGATGAAGAGGGCAAAGCAACGGAAGAAATGCAACCTATAAAAGTCAGCAGTTATAAGTATATGCTTTGGCTGATGAAGAACAACAGAGCCACTCTATTACAGTTAATTCAAGGGTATTTGACTGATTTTGTGAGAACGAAAAGCGAAGAATTGGACAGATTATGAAAGGCATAGGAAAGTTTATAGGTGGGCTGTTTCTGTTCCTTTTAGCGTGGGCGTTGTTTCTTCCTTTGTCGCTACTGAATTTCTTGGCTGTTGCTTTCAAATTTAAGGATTTAGGCTATTTCAAGAGTTCTGCAGTCAATCTGGACAGATTTGGAAACTTTGAGTTTAGAACACTCTTTAATTTGGTTTTAAAGAAAAAAGGAGGCTATGAGTTCGGAAACTTTGAAGAAACGATAAGTTCTGTTTTGGGCAAAAACCAAAGGGACAAAACACTGACAAGAACAGGAAAGGTTTTAGTGTGGATTTTAGACACAATAGAAAAAGAACATTGTAGAAAGAGTATTAAAGAATTTAAATGATGATGAATATTAGAGAGTTTATATTGAACAACTTGGTGTTGTTGTATAAAGGCGGAGTTTTTGCAAAGATAAATGCATCGTTCAAGCTGTGTATGTTTCCAGCGGTAGCTGTTTCGGCATTTGAGTATTTTTCAGGGCTTTACACAACGGACTTATCATTCCTCTATGGCGTGTTGCTCGTGCTGATGATAGACCATGTTTTGGGTTCGTATCTGCATTACTTCGTAGATAAGGATTTTGCTTTTAAAACTAATCTTTTAGGATTATTGAAGAAACTAACAGTTATTCTATCAGGGTATTCCATGCTCTTGATTATGCACGATGCTTTGGATGAAGTGGAGTTCTTGGATGTTTACTTTAAAGTAATGGTAAAATTGATGGTATTGCTTTATCCTCTTGGGTCTGCTTTGGTTAATATGTCCAAAGTGACAAACGGTGCATTCCCACCAAGTGGGCTTTTAAAGAAGATAAAGAATTTTGAGAAGACTGGCGATTTGGAAAGTTTAAAGGAAAAAACAGAGAGTGATGAAAACGATGAGAATTTCAAAGAATAGCACTCCCTTATTGGGGTTTGCTATGTTTTTGTTGTTGTTGGGATGTGGAGCGAGGAAAGTAAGAAAACACGAGGAAAAAGAAGAACATAAAACCGAAATAAAAGAATCGGTAAAGAAAGACTCTGTTTCGGAAACGAAAACGGAGGAAACGGCTAATATCAAGACCCTTACGAAGTCTTTGGATTTTGCGATAAAACCAATCGGCAGCGAGCCTGTGCAGTTCAAGTTCTTATACAATGGCAACATCGTAGAGGGAAGCGCTAATGGAGAAGTCTATTTCAAGGACAAAAAGCAAGCAAAAGACTCTGTGGTAAAGATAATAGAGCAAGTAAGGGTTGAAGTAGAAAAGCAGGAGCAGAAACAAACGAAAGAACAGCACAAGCAGACAAAGGAAGAGAAGCAATCCGAGAGAGCTGAAAATTGGATAGTATATTTAATTCTGATTATTGTGGGAATGTTCCTTTGGGAAAGACTGGAAAAGGTAATTGATAAATTTAAATGATATGGCGGATATAAGAAGTTTGAGACCATTTATTCTAAAATGGGAAGGAGGATTATCAAGGGATGCAAACGATACAGCGAGCAGGGTAAAATGCCCTACGCCTTATAAAGGGAAAACGGGCTACCACACGAACAAAGGTATAACTTATGCGGTATGGCGTTCGGTGTTTGGTTCGGATAAGGATATGCGGTTCTTGGAAATGAACGATGCGGATTGGGATATAGTAATAAAAAGGCTGTTTTGGGACAGATGGAAAGCCGATGAAATCAAAGACCAAGCGGTAGCCAATACCCTTGTAGATTGGGTTTGGGGAAGCGGTGTTCACGGCATTAAGATACCTCAACGAATGCTGGGAGTTACTGCCGATGGCGTAGTAGGTGCAAAGACCATAGAAGCGCTGAATAACGCGCCGAAAGACTTTTTGCAAAGGCTTTATAAGGAAAGGGAGGATTTCCTCCATAGAATAGTAAGAAGCAACCCTACACAAAAGGTCTTTCTGAAAGGCTGGATGAACAGAATGGCAGACTTAAAAAAATGGAATGAAAAATTTGCCAAGTAAAGAAAATATTCTATAATTG